CATAATGGCTGGCAAGGGAGATAAAAGAAGAAGAGCAGCAATTTCAACTGCTCAATTTGAGGAAAACTTTAATAAGATATTTAGTATTCCGAAAGAAAAAAGGGCTGGTCGATATAAGCTCGATAAAGAAACCAAGAAACTAATACCGAGCCATGAGTGGTACGAGAAGTATGGCGACAAAACAGGCAGAACTCATTATGTAATGGGAGATATTGAACCTTATCAAAGCCCTGTTGACAACAAGGTTATTAACTCAAGGAAAGACTACCGGGATGATCTGAAACGTAATAATTGCAGAACATACGAAGGTTATGAGCAAGAAAAGAAATACGCTGATATTCATAACCAAGAGAAAGAAAAAAAGAATAACGAGATTATCAGTAACGGCATAGAAAGAACATATTACGAGCTTAGAGATGGCATGGTTAAACCAGAGAAAAGTATTAAACCATCTTGGCTTTTAGGCCAAGACTAATGGCTTTAAGAGATATAGTTGGCGCTCTGCGTGATGAAGAGTTTTGGCGGGATATTGGCAGAAATACTCGTGGAATTGGTGAGCTTGGCATAGAATTTGCCGAAGGTGCTGTCGGAGAAATAGGTGGTGGTATAACCGGGTTAGGTAAATTAGCCACAGGCAGTTCTTTTGAAGAAGCTGGCGAGGCAATGGAAAATGTTCAGGATTGGGCTGGTTCTTTCTACGAGCCAAAGTACCAAGAAACCGAAGATTATATGCAAAGTATAGGGGGAGCAGTACAACCTCTTGTAGAAAACTTTGATACAAGCGCACTTTGGTTAGAAGATAATTTTGGGATTCCAAGAGAACTGACTAAAGGGAGTGCATTAGCAGCGTTGGAACTTAGTCCTTTAAAGTTTGCACCGACAAAAGTACCTGATGCCTTACGCAGATATAATCCTAATACAAATATAGGACAAACTGTACCACCAAGAGATGTGCTTGGTTACACACCAGATAATCTTAATTTTGATTATGGTGATATGCCTTTCGATATGGCAGCACCAGTAGCAACGACAAGTGGTGCAAGTGCTATAAGTAACTTTATTGAAAAGAATGTACCTTTAGTAACCGGGCTTAATGTTGTGCCAGAAGGTCCGAGATTATCTGATGCACTCAGAACTACAACAAAAGAAGTAGATGAACTTGGCTTTTTTTCTAGGGCTTTAGATGAAGCTAAGAATCTAAAACAGGAAAAAGGCACAGGTCAGCAAATGAAAGCGATGCTTTTAAAAGCTGGTGTCAAACAAGACGAGATAGATTGGACAGGTCTTGACAAAATATTAGATCAGCCAAAAGTTACCAAGACAGAAATAGTAGATTATCTTAGTGAACATCAGTTGAAGTTTGGAGAACGTGTTGCAAGAGGTTCTTCTGATGGAGATATTTTTGATTGGGGAGATTCTGAATTAATAGATTGGAAAGAAGCGTGGGGAGAAGATCATTTATTTGATACTCAGCCAAGTGGATTAATTACTCTTAATGATGATGCTTATAATTTTATTGAAAATCACCAAAACATACCTAGTATAATTGAAAAGATTGAAAAATCATCGATTGGAACTGAAAGTCAAAAAATATCATTAACGTCAAAACTTAATAAATTAGAAGAAAGATTAAGAGTTAATCAATTAATACCTGATAATGTAGCACCTGGACCTTTTAGACCTACAGAAATTATAGATAATATGGATTTGGATTCAGATATGCCTGAGTTTGATCTGTTTCGAGAAGCTGTTGAAGAAGTTTATACTGATATTTACCCAGAAACAGGCAATATTGTAAAAAGAATAACTGATCCCAACACAGGAATGACAATAACTGGTAGCGATGATATAGGTTATCAGATTTTTACAAGCCCTGAAGATTCTGGTAATTGGGAAAATGCTATAGCTCTCAACAATTACATTCATCATAATCTGAACGAAGCTAAAGTACAAGCTGAAATGTATGCTCGTGATTCAGGTATTGCTGATGAAATGAGTCGTCAATTCGATGGTGAAAATCGAACACAATGGTCAGAATACCAAGAACCTGGTGGTGAGAATTATCAGGAAATTCAATTTACATTAGCCTCTGACGAGTTACTTGTTGGTTCAAAAGCTGCGGAGATTGATTATGAAGCTGTTCATTGGGAAAACCCTGACAGCGATAATATGATATTCCATATAAGAGCAACAGACAGAACCACACCTGATGGTAAAAAAGTATTATATATAGAAGAGTTGCAAAGTGACTGGGCGCAACGAGGAAGGAAAACACGAACTACTGAGGGATTTCGTTTAAAAGGGGAAGAAAAAGCTAAAGTTGAAAAAAGAACAAAAGAACTAAAAGATAACTTAAATAAAAAAGGGAAAGAAGTTAGGAATATTCTTGCAAAAGCAGATTATCTTGGGTTTGATTCTCCAGATGAGATGATGCACGAACTAAAAATTTGGAAAAAATCTGCTGAAAAAACGGATAATGTTAGATGGAACGAAGCATTTGAAGCGCCAGAACTTTCAGCTAATGAAATTAAAATTGTAGATGATTTCTTTGATAATTTTTTCAAAGACAGAATTGAAATAGAAAAACTTGAGAAAAAACTAGCAAGTGACATACCTGAAGGTCCGTTTGTTGGAGCAACTGATAAATGGACAGCGCTTGCAATAAAAAGATTAATTGCTAAAGCTCAAAAAGAAGGATATAGCCAAATATCATTCTCACCGGGAGAAGTTCAAGTATCATCAAACAGATGGCCAGGTTCAAATTTAGAACATTACTACGATGTGATTATCCCAAAAGTAGCAAAGGAAGTAACTAAGAAAATGGATAATGTTTCTGTTGAGAAGTCTGATGTTGGTAATATAGGCGCAAACCCTTCATATACAATAGATAAAGATGGCTCAAAGAATTTTGATTGGCCATTACCACAAAGATTCACAATAAAACTATCACCTGACAAAGAATTTGAGGGATTCCCTTACATGAGTCTAGCGCCATTTGGTGCTGCACCAATAGTAGAAAGTTTAAGACAGGAACAGCCTATATATTAGAAATTTAACCTTTTGACAAAGGAGAGAGAAAATGGAAGAAGAAAAAGCAGTAGAAGAAGAAAAGTCACTCGATGAGTCACTCGCAGAAACTTTCGAGGAAATTAATAAAAGAGATGAAGAACCTGAAGTAGTTAAAGAGGAAGTCTCTGAAGAAGTTGAAGAAGAAGTTGAAGAAGAAATAGTAGCCGAATCTGAGGAAGAACCCAAAGAGGAAGCTAAAGAGGAAGTCAAAGAAGAGCCACAACCTGAAGAAGAAACTCAGGAAGAAGAGGTTGATTCTGAGGACGTTACCGAACCACAATCTAAAAGGCCACCTTCAACATGGTCGGCTAAAGGTAAAGCATCTTTCTCAAAACTTCCAAAACATATACAAGATGAAATAATAAAACGAGAAGCCGATATTGGAAAAGGCATCTCGATGTATAAACAAGCTGCAAACTATGGACGTACTCTTGGTGAGGCTATAAAGCCTTACGAAGCTATGATTCGGTCAGAAAACTCTGATCCGATAAAGACAGTCCAAAATTTATTAAATACAGCTTACCGATTACGCTCTGGCACACCGCAACAGCGTGGTCAATTAGTGATGCAGATAGCACAGGAGTATGGTGCTGATTTATCTCAATATTCATCTGCCAACGCAGAAAATACTGAGAACCAGGAAATCCCGGCACTTCAGCAATATCTGAATCCTATACAAGAAAAACTTAATAATTTAGAACAAGTTTATGCTTCTCAGCAACAGGCTGCTCAACAGCAGACTCAGCAAGAAGCTCTTACCTCGATTGGTAGTTTTCAAAATCAAGTCGATGAAAAAGGAAACATTAGAAACGTACATTTTGACGATGTCAGAAATGACATGGCAGATTTGATTGAAAACGCTGAACGACAAGGCCGACAACTCAGCCTAGAAGAAGCCTATGAAACCGCGTGTTGGGCAAACCCTCAGATTCGTAATGTCAAATTGACACAAGCGAATAAAAAGCGCAAAGAGGAAGCACAAAAGAAGTCGAAACAGGCAAGCAAGATAGCTCAGACTAACCTTTCAACAAAGCCGTTAGCAAGAGAAGGAGCTGCTGATGTGTCAGGAGATATTTCAGATACTCTCTCAGATACTTTGGCAGCAATCAATAACAGACACTAATTTTTAGGAGTCAATTTTTATGGCAAGTCCAAATAGCACGTTTACCGAACTGGTATCTACCACGTTCCGTAAGCATAAAAAGCAATTTGCAGACAATGTCAGCAATAATAATGCACTTCTAGCTCGTATGAATAGACGCGGTCGTAAACGTGTCGAAGATGGTGGTCTTAGCATTGTTGCGCCTTTAGATTATGCCGAAAATGGCACTTATCAGAGGTATTCAGGCTATGACACTCTCAATATCAATGCGAGTGATGTGCTTTCATCTGCTGAATATAATTGGAAGCAAATAGCAGTTCATGTAACCGCTTCAGGTTACGAATTACGTGTTAATAATGGCGACAGTCGTATCATTAACTTGGCGAAATCACGCATTACAAATGCAATGCGTACTTTCAAAAATAACTTTTCCTCTGATATGTATTCAGATGGAACGGCTACGAATCAAGTCAATGGTTTACAAGCTCTAGTTTCGGATGCTGGAACTGGCACAGTTGGTGGAATCAATAGTACAACATTTACCTTTTGGAAAAGCATACTACAAAGTGCTGCTGCTCCATTGCAAGGTGGTGGTGCTGTTACTGTTTCTTCCTCTACTATGGAATCATTAATGCTTCCATTGTGGCTTGAGGTTTCTCGTGGAAGCGACCAACCTGACTTAATCGTTATGGATAACACTTACTACTCATTTTTCGAGCAAAGCCAAACATCTATTAAACGCTACACCTCTGGTTCTAGCGCTGATGGCGGTTTTGTTTCGCTAAAATATCACAACGCAGACGTTACTTTTGATGGCGGTTCAGGCATCCCAGCAGCTCATGCGTATTTCTTAAACACAGATTACTTGGAGTTAGTCACGCATCGTGATGCTGACATGACCGAGCTAGATCAAGATAAAGCTATCAACCAGGATGCGGTAGTAATACCTATTCTTTGGATGGGTAACTTAGTTTGCTCTAATCGTTCACTTCAAGGTGTCCAAAAAGCGTAAGCGAGGAGATAAATTATGTCATATATAACTGGTATACTTACATCTCGTATCGATACGTCACAAGAATGGGCATTAGGTACAATCGGACAAACTAGCGATGGTAAATTGTATAAATATATGCAATGGGATGATGGCTCTGCTGCTGCTGCGGTAGCTGGCGAAGTCGCATATTACTACACACTCGATGGATATAAGAATAATCAGGTCACAAGTGACTTGAGTGATTCTGTTGAAATCGGTGCTGGTGTAATTCAAGCTGTTATGACCGATGGGCAATTTGGCTGGTTTCAAATAAGAGGTGCAGCCACACTAACTATTGCTTTAACTGCGGGCGCTGATGGTGATCCACTAACTCCAACTGGAGCTGGTGATGGAACACTAGATGTATCAGCAGCAGTTACAGACAATGTTTGTGCGATTGCTGGAGATGCTTCAGACAACGAAATTGTCTGCTGTTTTCCATTTTAAGAAGTAGTAAACCTAGTAAACGAAGGGGGAGCGCAAGTTCCCCTTTTCTTGTTCAACAACAGGAGAAATGATATGCAACCCGGAGTAATGGAAGATAGACCACCTTTTATTAAATTTGAAGTAAGGCCACATGAGGATCGTAATGCTTCTATCGAAGCTGGTCATTATGTCGCAGTTGATGTCGATTATGCAGTTATAACTCCAGCCGGGAGTAAAGATGAAATTCCACGAATTTACCATGAATGGGTAGAACAACTCACTCAGGGTATCAGAGATGGCAGATTTAAGGCTGAGTATGTTCAAGCCATAAAAAGTATGTACGAGGCATGGAAAGAAGGTTTGGAAATGCCTGTCGATGGTACACCGATTAGAGGATGGACAGTTTTAGGACCATCTGACCAAGAAAATATTATTGCAGCAAGAATAAGAACTGTCGAAGAATTAGCAGAAGCTAACGAACAAACCCTAATGTCTTTAGGTGTTGGTTCAAGAGTAATGAAACAAAAAGCTCGTGCATGGCTAGATTCTTCTAACTCACAAGGTAAGGCAACAGAGAAAATATCTGCCTTACAATCTGAGCTAAAAGATCAGAAGAATATCAATAAGAAATTAACAGAGGATTTAAGTAGCTTAACGGCTAGATTAGAAGCATTAGAATCTAAGCCAGTTAAGAAAACGAGGAAAAAGAAAACATAATGTCATTATTAACAATGGTTCAACAAGTTACTAGAAGGATTGGTATAGCAGCTCCTTCAGCCGTTGCGGGCAATACTGATGAACAGATTATTCAGGTGCTTGCTTTAGCAAACGAAGAAGGCGAAGAACTGGCAGAGCGACACACTTGGCAGTCTATGACCAAAGAAGTAACCTTTGTAACTGGTGGCGATGCTAAAACCATAACTGCTGTAACGAAAGCTAACCCGGCAGTTGTCACAGCTAATAGTCATGGTTATTCGACTGGCGATCAGGTAGATATTGCGGATGTTGAAGGTATGGTCCAAATAAATAATTTGCGCTTTACCATTACTAGAGTAAATGCAAATACCTTTTCCCGCGATGATACTGATTCGTCAAACTATGGCACTGATTCAACTGGTGGTAAATCAAGACGCGTTCAAG